AATAAGATTAGTGTTACCCCTAATCATCCAATACTTACCTCGCATGGATTCATTCCTGCATATTTGATTAAGGAAGGTGATGATATAATCGGAGTCGAGTTCAATAGCCTTACCGAACCTAGAGTTGATTCTTCTAAGGTTGAGGCAGCTAATATAAGTATAACCACTGCTAAGGATTTGTTTGATACGCTCTGCTCGTCTAGCTCCGTGAGCTCCATAGAACTTGAACCCGGATCCTTCTATCTCCACGGCGATAGAGTCGTAGACAACAAAGTCGATATTGTAAATTCCACAAGCGACTTCTCTACGGAAAGGAATATTCCTGAGAGTGAGAGCTTCTGCAAATTTAGATTCACCAACGCTAGACCCGGAGCTGCAAACGCCTCTGGCTTCATTAGTCAAAGCTCGTTTAAGTTTAGAATCAAAAGATTCTGGAACACCTGTCTTGGCTATATGAGCTGCTTTAGTGATCGCTTGTCTATACTCTGGCGTTGTATTAGTCATCCTAAGTTTGCAGGCATCACTAAACGATCTATGCTTAACACCATTGCGTTTAAGGACGTTATCTATAGTTGTTCTACAACAGCCAAAATCCTTCGCGATTTGAAAGCAGGATTGTCCGCTGGCGTACTTGTCAAGAATAAGGTTAATAGTCTTGGGATCAGTGAAAATGGGATTCATGAAGTTTATTCCTTTGAAACTGAAACAGGATATTACATTTCAAATGCAATTGTAAGTTCAAATTGCAAATGTCACGTTGTAAAGGAGTATAGATAATGGGTACTAAAAGTTTATCACAAGCAAAGATTCATATTGATCAAGATCCTAAAGCTGAAGCCTCCGGGTATGTAAAGCTGAAGGCTGATGTTGCTAATTTGAAATCTATCGTTGCAGATCTTCAGAACCAGATTAATGAACTTAAAGCATCTAAGCCTGTAGAAAAAGATCCTGATCAGGTTGAATTTATGAAGGAGTTGTTTGCCAATGCCAAAGCTGGGTGCCGATGAATTTGCAATCGAAGACCTCGGAGTTGGAAAAGATGGTAAGGCTAGAGTTAATATTCTATATGCCAGTCAGACGTATAAGGATATAGTTAAGTCTAAAAGCGGAAAATACTGGTTAAAGCTTTCTGATAATCGATATCACTGGGTTGAAGAACCTGATATAGATAAAGCTTTAACTGGTGGGTTTATTCCTAAAGGATCTAAATCTACAACTATAGCTTTAAAGCAATCGAGCGATAGCCTTTCTAGTTTAAGTAGTTCTAGACCAGTGGCTTGTATAAATTATTTATGTAAGCATATTAGGGATCCTAAGATTGATGCTAGAACTCCGTTTGATTCCGACCCTATTCATACTTATGATATATCAATGCTAGTCGTATCATGTAAAAGCCTAGGACAGTTCATGGAAGAGGTTCAAGCTTATATGCCTGATACGGTTAAGACTCCTGATAGCTTTGACTGGAGTTATCTAAATGATCCTGACCATGTTGACACGGCTAACGATATTAAGCTAAAGACTTGGTATACTAGAATCAGGGCTAAGTGTAAAGTGATTTTATCTAAGATGCAATTATGCCTTGGCTCGTTACAAAAAAGCAGCTATGGATTTTTCTTGGAACGATGCTTCAAAGAATTTGTAAAGCCGGAAACGTCTAAGAAGAGCGCATCAGTAAATATTGAACAGCCTAAATCAGATGAATCTAAATCTGATGAACCAGTAAGTGAGTTGCCTAATATTCAAATTTCATTTACTGAAGAGGTATCTAGTGAATCCTAGAATTATAAAAGACTTTAAGCTATTGCCACACCAAAGAAAAGTGTTCGAGTCTAATGCCGAGGATATTATTTTCTTTGCAGGACGCGGAGCAGGGAAGACTTTCTTAGCTTCTAGATATATATCTAAATATCTAGTCGAGGGTAAGAATGTAATTGTCGCTGCTCAAACGTTTAGAATCTTAAAGAAGGTTCTATTTAGAGAGATTCTAAATTGTTTAACTAAGTGGGGCATTAGATTTAAAGTGAACCAGACGGACATGACAATCACCACGGAGTTTAAAAGTGAAGCTCATTGCTTTACATATAGCGAGGGGTCGATTGATAGTGTCCGTGGGTTAACTGGGATATCGCTTGTTGTTATCGATGAAGCCGCACTCATGGATAGAGAGTTCTATGAAGTGTGCATGGCATGTTGTCGAGGTGTTGATAACTGGGGTCGTCCTGTAGGTGCGCCTCATAGCTTGTTGATTTCAACTCCGAAGGCTCATTCTTATCTTAATCAAAGAATTAAAGAAGCATTGCCTGGAGAGGTGGAACTAATCACGGCTACCACTATGGATAACACCACATTAGATAAACGCTTTATCGAACGCTTGGTTAAGGATTATGGAAATACATCTTTCCTAAAGCAAGAAATCTATGCAGAACTTATTGACGATTCAAGTCCGGACCAGCTTATATCTTGGATGGATATCGAAGATATGTGTAAGCGAACCGGGCATGAATATGGAGATAGAATTCTTGGTATAGACCTAGCTAGATATGGGGATGATAATAATTCTTGTTGGTATAGACATGGAACCTTATTGCGCCGGGATTGGAAAATTAATTCTATATCTTCTATAGACATGTATAATAAGATTGCTGGTCAATATAAACCTTGGGATTTAGATATGATTAATTTAGACGGCACTGGTGGCTTTAGTAGCGGTGTTGCAGACCTGCTTAGACATGGTGGGTATCCTGTAACTGAAGTTAACTTTGGTCAACGATTACCTGAAGGCAGTAAATATCTAAATCGACGAGCGTTAATGTATGCAGTGCTTGAAGCGGCATCTAGGTCTAATCTAGCTTTAACTGGTGTGATTGAAGATCTAGATAAGGTTAAAGAAGAACTTGCAGCTCAAAAGATTATTCTTAGAGAGACTGATAATAAGATTGCATTGCTTTCTAAAGATATAATTAAGAAAGCTTTAGGTCGAAGCCCTGATGATAGCGATGGGATAGCTTTAACCTTTGCTCATGTAACTGATTTAGAACACGACATATACAAAACATTCATGCCACGGAGTGAAGAACCAGAGAGAAATATCTTTGAAGAACTAAACCGTTCGCATAGATGGGCTAACTAACTATAAGTCTAGATACGCTTGTATCTAGACTTAACTCAATCATTGATATAAATCTATAGGAGAACCTATGACAGAAGATGAACTTTCAGTAGTGAAGCGCTTTAAAGACTTTGGAAAGAAGAGTTCTTTGAAGTTCAAATCTATTGTAGACAGAATGAAGCAAGAGAGAGCTTTTGCGAGTGGCCACCAGTGGACTGCAGCTGATGATACTAATCGAGGGACTGATAGAGCTAGATTGACTTTTAATCTGGTTGATAATCAAATTAATTCTGCGGTTAACCCGTTCTTAAGCCACCCTTATAAAATTCAATACCAGTGGCTAGAGGATAACCCTAGTGATCTAGTTCAAAAGCTTAATCTATATATTCAAAAGCTCTATGATGATAATGATTTTAAAGTAAGTTCCGAGCTTGCTATTAGAAGTAATGTAACTGCAGGGTATGGGTATTATTATGTAACCACTGATGCAGACCCGACGGGAAAGCCAATCGTTAAAATTTATCCGATTGAAGATTCCACCTTGGTTATTCCTGATCCTGATTCCGTTCAACTAGACGGTTCTGATGCTTCGAAGATGGCTATAGTTGAACACATGTCTAAAGAGAAAGCCAAGAAATTATTTGGTGATGACGTGGTCGATAGCGGTTATTATGAAAGCGAAATCGCAGTATCAGACTTTGGTGAGACTTGGAAAAGCCCTCCTGAATATGTAACGCTTGTAACGTTCTATGAAATGACTGATTCTAGAAATGCTTGCGTCATTACAAAGATGATTGGAAATAAAGTTGTAAATGCAGTGACTTTAAATATTCATCATATTCCTATTGTGACATTTAAGGGTGCTATATCCTATGATGAATCAGGGGATATATCTTATAATGGATTAGTGCATAAGATAATGGATGCACAGCGTGTAGTTAACTATGCTGAATCGCAGCTGGTCGAAAGATTATCTAATGCCCCGGTGCCGGTGATGAGTATTCCGACTGAAGGTTTAGACAACAATCTTGATTACTACAAGAATATTAATCGCAGACTTAACCCGGTTGTTCCTTATAAACAATTTACGAAGGATGGAAAGGAACTTAGAGAGCCTAAAAGAATTGACAATAGCTTCCCGACTAATGATATTGGTGAAGTTATAGGACAATCTAAAGCGGCATTAAGCGAAGTGTCCGGGATGCCTTTGACCGGGATGGTTGAAGCTCGTGATGCAGAGACAGCTACATCTATATTGCTTAGAAGTAAGAGTGTGGCTAATAATATAACGCACTATATGGATCATGCAAAGACTTCTACAAAGTTCTTGGGTACATTGCTTCTAGAATTTTATAAGCTTCTAAACCCTGATGCTAATCTAGATACAAGCATGGTTGTAGTGAGCGTTACTGAAGGCCCTGAATATGTATTCCAGAGTGATGAAGCCAGAGCCAAGTTGATTGCAATAGCTAACTTCTTGCCTCCGGAGCAGAAGAATATTATTGCTTATCAACTTTGTAAGCTAGATATGAATCCTGATATTAAGGCAGCTGGTGAAATGATTAAGCAGACTTTGCCGCCCCAGGTCTTAAGTGATAATGGGCAGGTAATGATGCTTCAACAGCAGATGCAACAGATGCAGGAACAGTTCAAAGAGCTTATGCAATCTAAGGACAAGCAGATTAATGATCTTAACCAGCAGGTATTAAGCTTGCAACTTAGAAGCCAGAGCGATGTGGCTATTCAACAGATGAAGAGCCAGACGGAGCTTGCTAAAGCAGAGATGGATATTAACGCTGATAGCCAGAAGCAGCAGTTAGATATTGCAGCCAAGGCTAATATTGAAAATGCAAAGCTCGCAGCCCAGGCTCAAAGAGATCGTGAGAAGATTATTGCTGAAGCTATGAAGTATAATAGCATTACGCAAGGTTACTAATAAGATAATCTATGTCCTTCGGGGCATAGATTATTTAACTAATTCATTGAATCCGAACAGTACGGTTATACTGAATATGAGGTTAACATGCAAGATAGACTTGATGATCTTGTGAATGATATGGAAAGTGAAGATCAATCTTCGATTTCCACTCCTGACACTTCTAATTCTACGGTTGAATCTAGTCCTGATCAGACAGCTTCTAACCAGGAATCTTCTAGTGTAGAAACGTCAACGGAATCTAACCCGACTGAAGTGACTGATCAGACTCCGCCGAGTAATTCTAATGATAACTCTCCAAGACAGGATGGAGACGAAAAGCAGTCTAAGGATAAACCTAAGCCGAAGTATAGTCATGAAGAACAAGTGGCTTACTCGTTTAGTAAATTGAATTCTAAGCTCTCACAGACTAAACGGGAACTTAAAGAAGCTCTCGCTCAGATTGAAGCTTTGAAGAAAGCTAAACCGCAGGAAACTCCAAAGACTTATGGACCTGATGATTTTGAATCTCAGGCAGATTATTTTAAGTATATTGCTAACCAGCAGTTGATCGAACAGCTTAAGAAAGCTTCTGAAGCTAAACAAGCTTCTGATGCTAAAGCTATGGAACAACAAGCTGCTCAGGATAGATATTCTAATCTAGCTCAATCTATTTATAATACCCCTGAAGCTATCAATGAATATAACACGGTGGTGGGTAAGGCTATTGAAGAAGATGGGTTAGATCAGGTATTGAACTCCGATGCAGTGCTCGCTGATTTCCTTAATTCTAGTAATATGGCACCTCGACTTGTATATCATTTCGCTGCTATGCCTGAAGAACTAGATAGGATTATGGCTATTAAAGATCCTACTGATAAGCGATTTGCTTTAAATATTCTCTCACATAAACTCGCTTCGATCTTTGCCGCTAGACCCGCAGTGAATAAAGAAGCATCTAAACCTTCACAGTCCTCGCAGGCTAACGTTCCGATTGTAGGTAAAGCCGGAACGGGTGGAGCCAGCGCAGGATCAATCCCAGAACAATCTATGGATGAAGTTCTAGCAGAGCTTCGATCTATGGTTTAATATTCTTAAGGAGAATATATCATGGCACAGACTAATCTTGCCCCGAATGCTGGTAATGCAGCCCTTCAAAATAAGAAGCTTAAGCTTTTTGCAGCTGGTATTCTTGATTCTATTCCGTATATCCGTATGTCCCGTTCTTACTTTAAGGACGATGTTAAGAATAAGAAAGCTGGTATGTCCTATCAGTTCTATGTCCCTGATCCGGGTTGTGCAGTTGCAGGTACAACTGATCTTAATCTTAACTCTACCGCTAATGCTAAGAAGCTTGCAGGTGCAACTATTTGGGAACGCCCGGTGACCTGTACTCTGGTTGACGGTATTGCAGAAGTTAAGCTCTCTGCATGGAACAAGCTTGTGTCTATTGAAGACTTTAAGCGCACTGTAGTTGATGAACGTGCTCGTGGTCTTGGTGCAGAAATCGAACAGTCTGTTATCTTGAACAACGTGTTCCGTGTTGACTCTGCGATTGTCGATTCTTCTGGCACTCCGTCTAGTCGTCAGTTTGCATTGCTTACCTCTAAGCTCCGTGGCATTCGTTCCGCTGGCACGAAGATTGCATTTGCTCACCCGGACGTGTATGCATGCCTTGGCGATCAGTTCCTTGGTAAGTACCTCCCGTCTGAAATCATGAAGAAGATTTATGATAAGCTCGACGTGGGTAATGTGTTTGGGGCTGAATGGATTGAAGAAAACTACATGCCGTTTGTGACTGCAACTGGTTCTGAAACGGTAACTGAAGTTGACTTCGATGATGCCGATGGTATTAAGATTACTGGTACTGGTTTGTATGTTGGTATGCCGATTAAGATTAAGGGTGCTGATGGCAAGTTCCTGAAGACCGTTGACCTTGTTGGTAAGCCGACTAATGAAGACTTCGTGCTTATCGTGTCTAAGCTTACTACCTCTAACACGGTTGGTTATGCTCAGCTCGAAGCAGGTGAAGTTCGCTTCATGAACGATAAGGAATCTTCCACGGTATTCAACCAGTCTAATCCTACCATTGGTTATGAACGCTATCAGACTGATGGTACTGATAACCTTGCAAAGACTGGCTTGTCTACTACGGCTGGCACGGTTGTCCTTGGTATCACGACTGCTGGTACCTATGCTGTCGTTCAGATCCGTGACCGTGACGCTCTCGAATTCGACTCTTATGAATTTGATGAAGTCGCAGGTGCTAAGAACGAAAAGCTCAAGGCTATGGAAATTACGGTTCAGTCTGTTGAACAGGGTGATGTTACAACCCGTGATTCCATTATGCGTATCGACGTGCCGTACATGGCTAAGCTCGTTCTTACGAAGCTTGCTCGTGTATTGTACATGAAGATTGCTTAATCAATATACCTCGTTGATTATAATCCTATACTCTTCGGAGTATAGGATTATATTTTAACTCAATCATTGAAATACTAATGGAGAGCATATGCCAAATAGTTATATTACAACAGTCAAAGATCTAGTAAGATCTGGATATGTCTATGCCGGAGTATTAGGCGAACAAGCTGATCTTCAAGGCGATAGATTTCAAATGGGGTTAATGATTTTAAATCAGTTAATTACTCAGGCTAATACCCAGGTGTTCCTGCCGTTTGCTCAGGTGATTAAAGATCTTCCACCCAGTTATCAAGTATATATTCTTAGTGAAGATCCTGATATTGTATCTAACCAGAATGAAATCCCTGATGCAGTAAAGCCACTTGGACCTGCAAAGATTATTGAAGCTCCGCAGCCAAAGATTATTAACTCAGTGGGTTATAAGGTGGGTATTAAGTTTACGGCAATGAATAGAATTTCAATGTCCGACATGATGCGATATATCTTGCCAGTAGGAGCCGCACCAAATCTTTATGCCTATGAAGAACATGCAAAATACACGGTGCTAGCTTTAGATAGACCATCTAACTTCCCGGTTAGAGTTACATATTCTAGATGCTTGGATCTTAAAGATGCTGATGATAAAGTTGATATGCCACTTCAATATGTAGAATATTTAATGTATGGACTGGCATATAGACTGGCGATTAAATATCAGCAGCCAGTAGAGAGCATTGCAGGGATTAAATCTTTATTTGATGCTTCATACCAAAGCATTATAGAACTAAACAAGAATGACCATATGATTACATGGGCTGATACATATAATGGATCTTATGGTTGGTTTGGTTCGATCTACGCACCACCTTCTTGGAGTTAATAAACTATGCCTAATGGAATTATAAGACCTGATTTTATTGGAGGGAGTTATCAGCTAGACGTGCTTATGGCTAGTCCTGAACTCTCCGAGAATATGTATGTAGAAACGCTTGGAGCTAAAGACGCTCAATCTTATACCAGTAAGATTTTAAGGTCTATAGATGGAAATCGAAGCGTTATGGAATTTCCACAAGGGGTTATAGGATGCAGAGGCTTAACCACTATAGGAGCTGGCCCTGATTATGCCCCTGATATGTATGCAGTGTTCAATGATAAGCTATATAGAATCAATGCAGACTTATCTAGAATTGAAGTTGGGTCTATAGGAGCGACAAATACCCCGGTTAGATTTACAGAATCAGGTGGGGTTAACTCTCATCTATGTCTAGTCAACGGACAGAGAGAAATGAGGGTATGCAGCGTTCATGCTTCTGATGCAGAAGTTGCAGATAGCTTTAAATCTATTCCGTTGCCAAAGAACCCTTATGATTCTAGAAACCAAGCTTATGCAGATCTAGATGATGGGATATCTATAAACGCCACGCATATTCTAACTATGGGCGAGAGAGTTATAGTTAACGATAGTGAGAGTGGCTTTATATTCTTATCTAGACCCGGAGCCTTTCAAGGCGGAACATATGAAGTCTATGAAACTGAAACGGTGACTGATGAAGCCGGAAATCAAGTTGTAAAGATTGTATATGAAGCCGACGGTGTAACCCCTAAATATAAGACGGTCGATAATGATTTATGGGGATGGAAAGACAGGCTAGGGAAATATCAATTTGTACATTGCTTAAGTGCGAACGGCGACGTGGTTAAAGCTATAGAGACTCTTAATGCTCAAGAACTATGGGTGTTTGGAAATAAGAGCTTTGATATCTATGGGTTTAGTAGCGACGAGTCCGGGAATTATTCCTTTACTAGAACCGGGATGGGTACTAATATTGGTATATCCGCGCCTCAATCTTTAGCCAAGATTCAAAATACTTTATGCTGGTTAGGATCTGGTGGCGATGGTGATAACGCAGTCTGGGCAGTAACGCAGAGCGCACAGCCTCAAAGAATTTCCACTCCGGCTTTAGAAAGATATATAGCCAAGATGAAATCTAATGATGCCTTTGGATTTGCATATAATTATAGTGGTCATGCCTTCTATATCTTAAGCTTACCGACTGCAAATAGAACCTTCTGCTATGATCTTACAACCGGGATTTGGCATAATAGAAGTACTAGAGAGGTTAATACTAACCAGTTAGAAATGTGGTATCCTAGCTTTGCATGCAATTTTAATGGTGAAGTATATTTTGGAACCTATAAAGCTAATGCTTTAGTAGTGATGGATCAGTCTAAGCACACTGAATGGGATGGAAGGCCCATTAGAAGGATTAGAAGAAGCCCGGTTATAATCAGTGAATTTTCAAATCTAATTGTAGACATGTTTAGAGTTGAATGTGGAACTGGTTTAACCACTGAACTTCAACCTACTGAAGCCTTGCCTAACGGCGATGATAGAGAGAAGCAAGGATATAACCCTAAAGTCATGATGAGATATTCTTATGACGGGGGAAATACATGGAGTTATTTTGGAGAGAGTTATCTAGGCCGAGCAGGTCGATATAACACTCTCTGCGAATTCTATGGACTCGGAATGGGTAGGTTATTTGTAATCGAAGTATCATGTGATGACCCGGTAGATTTCGTTATTACAAGTGCAAAGCTTAAAGCCAGATCTACAAGGAGCTTCTGATGAATGCTAATGATTATAAAGAACCTATAGGCGGTGATATGGGAGCTACACCTAGCTCTCAATCGCCTTCTAATGTATCAACCGTAACGGTCAATGCAGTTCAAAGTGTTAACGAGATAAATAACCACTCTTTATATAACGTGTGTAATGGTGTAACAGGCTCTTGGGGAGCATACACTGATTCTAACATGGAAGTGGCTTATCTAGGAAAGATGTGTATATGGAAAAGGTTAGGCAGTGGAACGAGAACTATTGATGTTCCAGTTAATAACTCTTCTGATTATCTAGCAACAGTATTATTGAAAGATGGTGGATGCTATGGAGTATTAGTCTATAGAGGTCTATCACAAATTACTATCACACAGCCGGAGAATACTGTCTGGCAAGTTACAGGAATGTTTAATATCATTTCAAAGGAGAAAGGATAATGGTTCCATTAATTGTAGGCGGAGCCTTGGCAGCTGGTAGCATTGCAAGCAATATCTATTCAGCTAATCAGGCTGCAGCAGCGGCTGATGACGCTATGGAAGCCGCAGGTAAGGCGGCAAGTTCTATTAGAGGAGCTTGGGACAGTACTAAAGGAACTTATAAGGATAACGCAAGTGCGATTCAAGCTTATAAGGATATAGTAGACCAGACTTACGGCGATAGAGCAGACATGACTAAGAAGTATAGAGAATTACTTAGTCAGGATATGTCTGATAATATTTATAAGCCGTCTAATTATAGCTATGATAAGAACATTGATCAATTCTATGATAAGGCATGGAAGCTTAATAACCAGACGCAGTTAGATGCTTTAGAAGCGAGTGCGTCTAATGCTGGCAATCTATATTCATCCGGGTTGCTTAATCAGATGGCGAACACTGCAAGTGCGAATGCAAATAATGCTTATAAAGAAG